CATTGCTTGGGTAATTGCCATTTTTTGCTCCTAAAAAAAAAAAAATTATCTAACAGGCCCAGGTACAGGCAGCCTAAGTTGTCCATCTCGATATGCACTTCTTCTATCCTTACCATCACCCAAGTCTTTGAGTAAAGCTAATGCCTCATTGTATCGGTTCTGGTAATTTGTAACAACATCTGGATCTGATTTCATGAACGCTGCTGCTTCTAAAAGCGAACCATACAATAAAACAGACTCAAAGTTATATCCTAACCAACTTGTACCAGCAGTAACAATAGACTCTGGGTAGTAGTAATAGTGCAACTCTACGTTGTAATTAGAGTCTGGGGTTGGGCCAATAATGTAAGTATAGGGGGCAAATTGACCGTAATACTTTGGCACTCCCTGGTCATCAGGGTTTGGGTAGGATTGACGAATAAAGTTTACGTCTTTATCCAATAAGAACTCTTGGGTTCCGTCTGGAAGAATTACCGCCATAGAGAACGATGCCAAATAATCCGTAGGCAGGGTAAGGTAGTGGTCGCCAGGGGAAAAATTACCAATCTGGTTTCTACGGATAGCAGGGATTTGAACGGCATTGTATATACGTTCTTCACATTGTTGAACAAACGTAGCAATCTGAGCGTCTGACGTAAAATTGCCAGCCGTATCAGGAAAGTCGTTTTCGCAATATCCTTTAATCGCAGAAACTAATTGTGTATAGTTCATTCGGGTTTACCCTTAAGCCATTGGCCCACGACATTTAATGCCTTTGGTAGCCGCACCATAGCCACGCATAGTAATTTCGCCATTCTTATTCATGGGAGCATAGTTACCCTTGGAGATACCAGCAACAGACATATTAACGTCGTTAACACCATTTTTACCTGGCTTAACAACAGAGTCTTTAGCTGTAGTCATGGCTTTGCCATCCATAGTGTGTGGTTTAGCGTACACATCAGCGGAACCAACTTCTTTCCCACCTTTTTTCATAGAAAATTTAGCCATGATTAACGACCTCTTTGGTTGGCAGCACGAGCCATATTTCGACCCATAGTTTTCATATTGCTGTTCATCTTGTTGGCAGTTTTCTTTGGGCCAGTCTCAATACCCAATATTGGGCCTGAATCGCCTAAATTTTTGCCTTTAGTTTTACCTTTTTTTGTAATGCCGTCAGCTGCTTTTTTAAATCCCATGATAACTCCTTAAGTTGTTGTAACTGTAACTGTACCTAAAACTACGCCAGAAACCAAGTCATTTGGTGTTTGAGGCCAATTTGACCCACCACCAACAGGGTTCCACCCCCACTGAAACACTCTACTGCCCATATCTGGATCACCAAAGCCGTCTGGTCCTATCCCAGTTAAGTTAATTTGCAACCCATTATTACCTGATTGTAAATAAGAAACATCAGGTCTTGGGTCACGAACTGCTTGTGGATCATTAACTGGATACAGACCTAAAGATAACTGTGGCTGATCTGGATCCCAGCAAGTTGGACAAACTTTAATCTGAAACGGTTTCGTCTTAACTATCTGTATTTTTAACTGCTTAAGCATGTACCGCTGAGCGCACCTATCACACTCAGCAATTGCATACTTACCTGACGCAAACTTAGATGGCATGGTTAGCTGTAATAAAACGAGTTACGTGGAACCCATCGTACTGGAGCTGTCTCCCTATCTTCGGCTGCGGCAAGTTCAAATGATTCATCATAAAGCTGTTTTAAAGCCATAGCTCTGTTCATATCTACATCTGGTAGCTTAGTACTAAGATGAAACGCTAATCCAGCTGCCATACAAGGAATAAAGCGGAATGGGATGTCCTGGGTAGTTACACCTGTTCCAGCGTCTTGTATGCGACGCATACGGTAGTATACAAAGGTATATTGGTCACCAGGAGCATTAGGGGTAGGCCACACATTGACGCAAGGTAAGTTGTTCTGGTAAACCTCAGCGCCATCCGCATGGGCAGTGGCAGTCGTACCATTTTGTGCACGCCAAGCATTTAGAATCTGATTGCCAACAATATTCTGGTATCCAATGGTTTCGTCACCAATATTAATAAAGCCTGTAGTTGACAAGTTAGCCACGCTATCTAGTGTAATCGTCGTATCTTCGTTGGTAATACTACCAACTAAAGCAGCTTGTTGGATCTTAGCAATGTTGCCAGACTGGCGGTTATACCAGACTTGAATCGGCCTACCTTGAGTATTCTTATTGGGAATAGTCATATAAGTTGGCTCAGAAATACGGCTGATATTAATATCTATTTGATTGCTTGGAGAACCATTATTCTGACGAACTGTGGTATCAAGCAGATCAATTGTATCGATTGGAACGGGGTAAATAGCTTGACCAGTATTCATGAGAATCTGACCTTGCTCTACAGTCCATAGGTTTAACCCCTTATTAGCCCACTCAATCGTCATAATATTGACGGAGCGACGTGCCGTGCGGAAGTCATAGCCAGAACGCAGCTCTTTACCACAACGCTCAAACGCCTCTTCTATGAGGTCGTTCATGTCTAAATTAAAAGCGGTTAATCCTGTAGTGGACATTATTTAGCCTTTTTAGCAACTTTTGTTGCTTTTTTAGCAACAGTTTTTTTAGCGGCAACAGGTTTAGCTGGCGTACGTTTTATCGTACGAGTTGTAGCTTTTTTAACTGTTTGCTTCTGCGTTACATTTACAGATACAGTTGGTTTAGCTGGCTCTTCCTGTTTAGGGTAAAGCCTATCTAATAGCCATAAAAGGACGTTTTCAAACATTATTTCATGCCTTTAAGGGTTTTAGCCAAACGTGCTCTTTGACCTAACTTACCAGGTTTTTTGGCGGCTGCAGCAAGTTTTTTAACGGGAATAGGCTCGCCAGTTTTAATACCTAATTGCTTACGCAAAGCACCAGGTTTTTTAATTGCTTTTTGAATCCATTTTTCAGCCATCATTTTTTCCTTGCTGTTTTAGCTGACTTAATAAAGTCCGCTTTAGTAGGCGCACCTTTAGTTCCAGGCTTACGCATCTTTTCACCAGAGCCAGCTGCAATACGCTTTTTCTTGGTATTGATATTGGCGTATAGGCCAACCTTACCGCCCTCTTTATATTGAGTAAAATCGGTATCATCACGGCGAGCTTTTTTAACGCCTTTGCCCATCTTAGAAGGCATAATGTCGCCCATTCCACGGCTTGGTCTCATACTATACGTCCTCTTGTTTTGCCCTTAATAGCACAGCCATCAGCACGTTTAGAGGCGGAAGATACCTTACCACCTTTTTTCATATTTTTAGATATGTCACGGTTCATTTTACCTGTACCCATACCACCGCCACCGCCGCCACCGCTACCAATTGTCCTACCGCCAGCGTCACTTCCTACTTTAGCTCGGTAATTCTCGATAGCTTTTTCAGCGGCTGGAGTTGGGGAGGCAATACTATTCATTTTGGCTTTACTAGATTCCATAGATTCTTGTCTAGAAGCTCGTGGACGTGGATTATCCATTTCGTACTGTTTTTGCTCGTATGGAGCCAGAGAATCAAACTCAACTTGACTAAAGCCGCCCATAATTAAGCCCTCGTTTTTCCACGGATTGCGCAACCATCTGCTCTAGCAGATGCTGATTTAACTTTACCACCTTTAGCCATCTTTTTTTCTGGCTTTACTACTACATCTTTACCTAAAACTGCTTGCAATTCTTTAGCCTGTCCTTCTAGTGGGTCTGGCTTTTTTGCGGGTTCGGCAGCGGGTTTTGCGCCAAACGCTTTAGAAACAGATTCTCTGTTTAAAGCTGCGGTATTTTCGTTAATTTCATTGCCCATAATTAAGCCCTCGTTTTTCCACGGATGCAACAACCATCAGCACGTTTAGAAGCAGAAGATACTTTGCCGCCTTTTTTGTACTTGTCACCCATAGGGTTAGTAGTTTCACCCATATCAGCTTTAGTTTCTTTTGGCTTTACCAAATTAATAGCAGCCTTAGCTACACGTTTAGGAAGCTCTAGGTCTTCTTTATTTTGCGCTGCGTCAATATCAGCTACGATTTTATCTGGTGATTTAGCCACGATTAACAGCCCCTCATCTTAATCATTGTGCCTTTGGTTTTGCCTTTAGCTTCAATACCGCCGCCACGAGCCATTTTACAAGCCATACCGCCTTTTTTAAGGGCTAGCTTAGTGCCTTTACCGCCTTTATGTTCTTGGGCATCGTGCTGTTTAAAGGCTTTCTTAATCATGGCTTTGTCTTGGGACTTATCCATCTTGGTATCTTCTTTCATATCGCTCTTAGCCATAGCTCCACCTTCTTTAAATGTTTTGCCTTTATCAGCGTTGTTAAAATCTTTACCCACGGATTGTGGAACTCCTACCTTCTTAGCAAACGCAGGGCTATGTGCAATAGCTGCCATGAAGTTATGTTGCTTTTTACTTGTACTAGGCACGGGTTTTACCTCTTATTGCACATCCGTCCGCACGTTTAGATGCTGATTTAACTTTACCGCCTTTTTTCATTAAATTTGCGCTACGTTCTTTAGCAGCTTTTACAGCTTCTTCTATTGTGTCATGTTCGCTTGTTGGCTTAAGTCTGCCTTTTTGTAGCTTATCCATAATCTCATCATCACTTAATCTAACGCCTTTATGGATGCTTGGAATATTTACAAATTTATCTTTATATGGAAGAGTGGTAGATTTTTCAGACACTAACTCATCTTCTGATGTCCTAAATACAGGCTTTCCAGCTTTAGTAAATTGACCAGTTGGTCTTCCGACTAACTCACTCATTTAATTTTTCCTAACCACCCTTGAACAGTCTTAGTTTCAAATATGCGGATAGCCGTCCAGACTATAGTAAAAATAGCGGCAATAGCTGGTAACATATCTGCAAGGGTTCCTAGTACGGTTGCAATAGAGGCAAAGTCAATTAGATGTTTTGTTGCTTCGTCCATGTTCATAAACGGATCTTTCATTAGCATTTCCACCTTTTCAAACTAGCTGCCTTACGGGTAGGTTTACCGTTTTCGTCTTTCATTGGACCTGGCATACCAGACATACGAGCACAGAAGGATTTCTTACGAGGACCGCCTTCAGGCTGAGGAGCCTTTAGATTCGAGCCAGTAGCTGCATTATACTTAGCACGACCTTTGGCGGTAAGCCCAGCGCCCTTAGATACAGGCAACTTTTCACCACGACCAATCGCAAGAGAGGGACCTTTTTTCTTAGCCATAAAATACAGTAATCTTAGTGCTAGCTGGTAAGCTAACATATACACCATTATCAAATCTAATACCTTCACCAGGTATTAATGTAGAAATAATAGCAGTATTTACCGTTGTATCTATAGACAACCGAATTGTTCCAGATCCTGCGGAAGCATTATCATAAAAATCAATTTGCCCAGCAGCACCAGGTGCGATTTGATAGCCTTTTATACGAGTTGGCCCAGCATAAGCAACGCCACTAGCGTTTAAATGTGCGGCTTTTACGTCAGTTTGCGTCATAATTAATCTCCTAAAGATTTAAGTGGGGGCCGAAGCCCCGTAAGATTAATTAGACGTTTTCTTCGCCATAAGTAGGATCAGCTACGTAGTAACGAATAGCGCCTGTTACGGAACCAGAAGCTGCTGTATTAGCTGCGGAAGTAATAACAACTAAGTTAGTTGCATTAGCTACGTTACCTAAAGAAGCGCCGCCGCCAGAAGCACCGACAGTTACGCTTACACGGCTAGCAACAGATGCGTTAGCCAATAAGCCTTGTGGGACGTTTGAGCCAAGAGTAGTAGTTTGACCAGCGCCTACACCAATTAATGGGGTAAACCCTAAGTCAACGCTACCATTACCAGTAGCAGTAACTGAAATTTGTACCACAATAGCTCCAGCAGGCAGAATAACTGCTTGGGTTGGTGCACTTGAAGATATTGCTACGTTACTTGTTGCTGCTGCTGCATTGGCAATATAGAAAGGCAAAACCATTTCCATAGAACCTGCGGATGCGGTGCGAGTTGTATCGCCACCTGTTGAGCGCCAAATTGACGAGGTAGTTGCTAATGCCATAATAAATTGTCCTTCATACAAAGATCAGCCTATTTGTCATGTATGCGTCTGTCGGGGCAGTCAAATAGGCGGGTTTCACCCGATTACCTAGATATTACTACTTTTTTAATATTGTGCAAGCACTTTATAAAGAAAAACCCCACCAGGTAAGGTGGGGTTTGTCAACGGAAACAAGTGCTCTATTTAAGCGCCTGCTGAACCGAACATTCCTAGTGGATCTGACCAGCCAAATGAATAACGCTCACGAGACTTGTAACGTACGTTACCAGTATCAAAGTCGCCGTCCATAGAGTTCTGGAGAGGTACACGTTC